GGAAATAAATGATGAATTTATTAATAATTTTATTAAAGCACATAATGCTTTAGAAAAAACAGCTCAATTTACTTTAAATACAACTGTAACTCCTCAAGGAGAAAATGTTGTAGAATTAGTATTAGGAGAAAGAACACAACATGCTAATAAAGTTAAATTTACAGAATTAGTAAACATTATCAATTCAGGTAATGAACTACTACCCTTTTCAGCTACAATATTCAGAGAAATACTATCAGCAAATAAAGGTAGTAAAGGTACAATCCAAATAAGTAACCAAGGGTTAGCTAAAGTAACATTCCAATCAGAAGATTGTTCTGTTGAATATTTTATGGTAAGACAACAATGAGAAAAAAATTTTTAATATTTATAAGAAACATTAAAACCTTGACTCTAGGGCGAGTAAGTTTTAATTTTTTGTTAAACCGTGAGCTTAGGCCACATAAATTTTAAATGATATGAGTACATTATTTTATGAACGAAATCCGTTCGACATTTTAGTTAGAAATTTTTTCCAAGATGCCAGCAATTACTTACCGTTGGCAGAATCCAAAGTTCCACATCCCGTAGATATCTATACAACTGATACCCACTTGGTATTTGATGTAGCAGCAACCGGCGTGGCAAAAGAGGACATCTCTATTCAAACCCAAGACAATATTTTAAGAATTAACTACGACAAGTCTAAACAAGAAGACATGGAGGTAGATTATATTCACAGAGGTATTGCAAAACGCTCTTTCAATTTAGGTTGGAAGATTGATTCTAAATTTGATTTAAGTAAAGCTAATGCAGAATTCAAGTATGGCTTACTTAAAATCACTATTCCTTTTGCTAAAGGTTCAGAATTAAAAACTTTGAAAATTAGCTAAATACAAGTTCTCGCCCTAGAAACAGGTTTTACAAATAAAAATTAAATTTAAATAAATAGTTTATGTCAACAAAAGTTATGAAAGGTAGACCAAAAGGTACAACCAAATCCACATTCATTAAAGACCCATTATTAGACCCTTTTTATATTGTAGTAGATGAAAGTAGCTACAATTTAATACAAGTAAATGAAGATAATGGGAAAGAAAAAGTATTAGGATATTATTCTAGGTTAAGCGGGGCTTGTATGAAAGCAGCTCGTCTTCAACTTCTAGAAGATAAATCTTATACTTTAAATGAATTTCAAAAGCAATATTTTAATAAATTAGAAAATCTAAAAAAATCAATTATAGATGGCGACAATTAAAGCAGTAAATGGACATACAGTCCTAAAAGTTATTGAATACGAAGAACAATTAGCAGGAAACATTATCATCCCAGATATGGGGGATGAAAAACCTGAAATAGCTGAAGTAGTAGATATAGGGCCAATGTTTAACTTCCACACAGGAGTATATTGCAACCCAACTCATATTGAAGTTGGTGATAAAGTTTTTATTCCAAAAATGGGTGCCTCTAAAGTTACTTTAGGTACAGAAGAATATTTAATTTGTAGAAGTACAGATATTTTAGGAATTTTAAAAGAAGAGTAAGATGACAGAAACAATATTCGGTAAAGAACTAAAAGCAAAGCTTTTAGAAGGGGTTAGTAAACTAAGTAAAAGTGTTGGTTCAACATTAGGCCCAGCAGGTAGAACAGTTTTGATTAAAGAAGATTATGGTAATCTTAAGGTTACAAAAGATGGTGTAACAGTAGCTAAAGCTTTTGATGAATTAGAAGATCCCGTAGAATCTATTGGAGCTGAGTTAGCTAAAAAAGTATCAATTAAATCTGCTAATGAAGTTGGAGATGGTACAACAACATCAACTATTCTTGCTCACGCTATTTTAGAACAGGGCATTAATAAAATTAGTAATGGTTCTAACCCAATTGAAATTAAGAAAGGGATTGATGAAGCTGTTTTAACAGTAAAAGAAACCCTAAAATCATTTTCAGAAGATGTTACAGAAGATTCTCAAATTAAAGAAGTAGCTACTATCTCAGGTAATAATGATCCTGAAATTGGAAATTTAATTTCAAATGCTATTGATAAAGTAGGTAGAGAAGGTATTGTTACTATTGAAGAATCTAAAACTGGAGAAACTAGTTTAGAAGTTGTTGAAGGTATGCAATTTGAAAGAGGTTATAAATCTCCTTATTTTGTTACAGACAATAATACAATGACTACTGTTTTAGATAATCCTTATATTTTAATAGTAAATAATAGAATTTCTACAGCAAATTCATTACTTAATGTTTTGAATAAAGTTAGTAGTGAAGATAAATCTCTACTTATTGTAGCTGAAGACCTTGATGGGGAAGCATTAGCTACCCTTATTGTAAATAAAATGAGAGGTATTATCAAAGTTTGTGCTGTTAAAGCCCCAGAATTTGGAGACAGACGAACTATGGCTCTTGAAGATTTAGCTATTGTTACAGGTGGTCAAGTAATTTCTAAAGACAAAGGTCATAAATTAGATAAAATGACTCCTGTTATGTTTAATGAGTTCTTAGGAAGTGCTCGAAAAGTAACAATTGGTAAAGATACTACAACTGTAGTTGATGGATTTGGTGACCCAAGTAATATTGAGGAAAGAATCGAAGAAATTAAATTTGCCTTAGATAACCAATCTTCAGCATTTGAAAAAGAAAAACTTCAAGAACGTTTAGGTAAATTAGTAGGTGGAGTTGCTATTATTAATGTAGGTGGTAATTCTGAACTTGAAATTAAAGAAAAGAAAGATAGAGTTGAGGATGCCTTATTTGCTACTAAAGCTGCTTTAGATGAAGGTATTTTAATTGGGGGAGGTACTGCATTATTATATGCTTCTCAAAATATAGATATTAATGGAAGTGATGATAAAGCTATAGGAAGACGAATCGTTGCACAAGCCATTCAAGAACCTTTCTTAAAAATCCTTACAAATGCTGGTCACGAAGAAAATGACGTTCGTTATACTGCTTCTAAATTAATTGATTCTGGTAATGGTTACTGGGCAGGTTTAGATTATAAAACTCTAGAAACTATTGACTTTAAAAAAGCGGGAATTATTGACCCTAAAAAAGTAACTAGAATTGCTTTAGAAAATGCAGCTTCTATTGCTGGTACTATTCTTACAACTGAATCTGTTGTTTATAAAACAAAAGATAATAAAGAAGAAGAAGTCAACCCTATGGCAGGACTTATGTAAAATAGTTAGGCCCCGCAAGGGGCCTTTCGTATATTATATAATATGTTAAAACAACACACTTTACTTACAGAAAAATATCGTCCTATAGATCCACAACACTATATAGGAAATGATGACTTTAAATCTGATTTAAATACTTGGATTGAGCAACAAGATATTCCTCATATCTTACTATTTGGACCTGCAGGAACTGGTAAAACCACAGCTGCTAAATTAATTGTTGAAAATCTAGATTGTGATCATATTTACATAAATTGCTCAGATGAAAATGGTATAGAAACTATTAGAGAAAAGGTAAAATCGTTTGCTTCTGCTGCGACTTTCCGCGCTTTAAAGGTGGTTATAATGGATGAAGCTGATTTTTTAACCATAAACGCACAAGCTGCTTTACGCAACGTTATTGAGTCGTTTTCTAAAGTAACACGTTTTATTTTTACTTGTAATTACGTAGAACGTATTATTGACCCTATTCAATCTAGAACAACTGTATATGAGGTGTTTCCACCTTCTAAAGCAGAAGTAGCTAAACGTTGTGTTTATATTTTAAATGAAGAAAACGTTAGTTTTGATAAAGAAACATTAGTTTCAATTATTAATCAAACTTATCCTGATACAAGAAAAACATTAAACCTAATACAATCTTGTATTAAACAGGGTAAATTAGAATTAAATAAAAAACTGATAAATCAAAAACAAGTAATAGATGAAATTGTTGAACTTATATCTTCTAAAGATTCTAAAGCATTCAACAAAATTCGTCAAATTGTAGCTGATTCAAATATCAGAGATTATAATGAAATATATAGAGCCCTTTATGATAATGTCGATAAACTCTCTAATGCAGTAGGTGGGATAGTAGTAATAGCTGATTCTCAATACCAATCTGTAATGGCTCCAGATAAAGAAATTTGCTTTATGGGGTGTATCGCTAATTTATTAAAATTAAACTAAAATGCAACAGCCACAACTTAATTTGTCTTTAGACAAAACAACAGAAGTAGTTTGCGAAGAATGCGGAAACAATACTTTTAGACAATCTGTTTTATTAAGAACAGCTTCTAAATTTATTACAGGTACTCCTGAAGATGCTATTGTTCCTATCGCAGTATTTGCCTGTGATAAATGCGGGTACGTAAACCAAAAATTTATTCCAAAAGAATTACAAAAAGAAGCGTAATGACTATATTTGATTGGTTAGAACAAATAACTTATCATAAAAAACCATGGAATCAATTTACTGAAGATGATAAATCTTCATTCAATCCTTTTATGATAAACCGTTTTATCAGTATGAAGGAAGATTATATTGATTTAGTTAATTTAATAGGAAAATATCAATACTTACCTAATAATAAATTATATGATTTCTATTGTAATGTATTACCCCAAAACAAAACATTTTTCAGGTATATTAAAGCAAAAAAGAAATCTTATAACCCCAAAGCTATAGAAAAATTAGCTGTGTTTTTTAAAGTAAGTACTCGTGAAATTAAAGACATTTACCCTAGTTTAACTAAACAAGAAATTGAAAATATTTTTCAAAGCATAGGATTATTAGATAAAGAAATTAAACAATTATTAAAATGACAAGACAATTATATACTATGTTAAAAACATCTGCAGAAGCAGATAAAGCAAAGGCATTATTATCACTTGAATTATTAGGTAATAAAGCAGTAGGTATTGGAGACCATTCAACTGAGGATTTTTATAAAAATGCTGAAGAAGCACTTGTAATGTTAGTTGATGCTGATGATAGATTAAATACATTAAATAAATATTTTAGTAAAAGTTCAATAAATGGGTGATACAATTAAAAAGTATTTTGAAGACTTAGAGGATAAAGAAATATTTTCTTCTGCTCTTTTCCACCAACAATATAAAAAAAATATGAGCGAAAGAGAAATAATGGATGCTAAACATCCAGAAAGAGCTGCAATAAGAATATTTGAAAAAGAATATCCTGAATTATCAAAAGAATTTAAAAAAGTTCAAGAAGAAATGTATCAAACTTTTGCTATGAAACATTTAGACTATGGTTTAAATAATATAGCATTAGGAGGTGATTTAAAAAATTCTAAAGACAAAACATTTTCCCTTACAGGCTTATGTATTCGTTTAACAGATAAAATTAGTAGGTTAAGAAATTTACTTTCTAATGGTAAAAATTATGTTAAAGGAGAAGGCATGGAAGATACCTTTTTAGATATAGCTAATTATGGTATTATAGGAATGATTGTAGG